ATTGCTGAGGCAGCGATTACTTGGGCCATTACGAAGATGGAAAACGAGGCGTATATTCTGGGATTGTCTAAAGAATACCCCGCGGTCAAAGCCTTGCTTGATCAGCAACACGATATCAAACACAAAATAGACATGGTGGTGGCACTGGTCAAACCAGAAGTAAAAGTATAATGGAACAAGTTGATTTGACACTCACACATCGTCCTGACTGGGCGCTGTTTCTCCCGGCTATTAGTTCATTCTATATTGCCGGGCTCGGTAAGCAACGCTCAGGAGAGAAATACTTTGACGCTGCTCGTATCCCTGCAGGCATACCTGATCTTGAGGGGCTGAACTTTCTGAACAAACAGAAAGGGCTGTTCTATTACAAGTGGGGCCTGTATTCTGCTGGTCATGCTAACTTGGATACGACTAAAGTTGATGCTAACGAGAGTATTATTCGTGAACGTGAAGCAGGAACATTCATGCTTGGCGACTCAGGTGGGTTTCAAATTCTAAAGGGTCAATGGCCCGCTGACTGGAAAGACCCGAACTGTCCCAAGGCAATGATCAAGCGCAAAGCGGTGTTGACATGGATGGAGACATACATGGACTACGGTATGTGTCTTGATATACCGTCCCAATCGCTTCGCACATACGGGATGAAGGATAAGAATGGTAATTCACTACACGGCATCAAGACTATTCAGGATGCTATCACTGCCACTCATATCAACAATGAATACTTCATCAAGAACAGAACGGGCAAGTGTCGTTTTCTGAACGTAATGCAGGGACTGAACCACACTCAAAGCGAAGCATGGTATCAGGAGATGAAGAAGTATTGTGACCCGAAGGTCTATCCTGATAATCACTTCAACGGTTGGGCTATGGGAGGTCAGACAAAGATTGATATCCATCTGTTCCTTATCCGACTGATTAACTTCATCCATGACGGTTTACTGGAGCAGGGCAAGCACGACTGGATTCACTGTCTGGGCACATCCATCGTGGAATACGCGGTGTTGTTCTCTGACGTTCAACGCGCCGTTCGGAAACATCATAATCCTGATCTGACTATCAGCTTCGACTGTGCCAGCCCGTTCTTCGGTGCTGCTAAGGGTCTCTGCTATAACAACAACTCTTTCAAGCACGACCGGAAGTGGACATACTCCATGCAAAAGACTGCGGAGAAGAAGGCTTACTCAACAGACACAAGGAAGTTTCGTGATGCTGTTTTGGCTGAAGGCATCCATAAAGACTTTACAGACAGTCCTATAACTGATAGAATGTTACTTAAGGATCTTTGCTATCGTGGCAAAGGCTTTCTAGGTCAACACGGTAAAGAAACAAAAACATCTTGGGACACTCTGAGCTACACGCTTATTCAGGGTCACAATGTTTATCAGCATATGGTCGCAGTTCAAGAAGCAAATCGTCAATATGACAACGGTGTCATCCCAAGTATGTTGATGAACAACACCTTCGAACATGTCGAAATCGGGAAGATCATTGATGAAGTCTTTGCCCAGAAAGACAGACAAAAATCTCTTGAACTGGTTAATAAGTACAGCAGGTACTGGATGCAGTTCAAAGCGGGTCAGGGTTTCAGCGGCAAAAAGGTAATCGGCCCACTGACGCAGTATAATGCTCTGTTCACTGAAGAAGCAGAACCCGAAATTGATGAAGTTATTGAAGATGCTGATGATGCTATCAATGAGGCACTAGGAGAATAGAATGAAACATACATTACATGTTAAACATCTTGAGGAATCTTGTCGGGTTCTGAACAACAATATCGAAACTATGGAAAATAGTACAGAACCCGATCAAGGTAAACTTGCCAAAATGTACGAGCATAAAGAAATCCTCGATAAAGAGTTGGCCAAGGCCCGTAAGCAACAGCACGCCAACTTCAAAATGGACTATGTGGAGTTTGATGATGAGTGATATGGACCAACGAACACAAATGATGGCAGAGAAGATTGTTCGAATCGCTACAGCAGCAAAGCGTACTATCTTCGTGACCTTTCAGAAAGAAGGACTTCACTATTACCCAATGGCCCCGGTCACCGGGGACGAATACGATGTTCAGTTTCTCAGGTACGAACACCGGCACATTTTTCATTTTCGTGTGGACATAGAGGTGTTTAACAACGACCGTGATATCGAATTCATTCAGTTCAAACGATGGTGCGAATCGCTCTACAGCGACAAGACGCTTGACATGAATTCCAAAAGCTGTGAAATGATTAGCGATGATCTATATAAACAAATCGCTATTCGTTACCCAGATCGTGATGTTCAAATCGAAGTCTCCGAAGACAGAGAGAACGGCAGCACGATTTTTTATAATAGGTTTCGGCCTCTTCATCAACTCGCTATTTAAAGGAAAATAAAATGGCAAAGATCGTTTATCAATCTAACCCGCGTGTCGCTCAAATTTTTGAGGACTTGGAAAACTATCTGATGTTCTGTCAGGACTTCGGATATCGGTATGATGAATCAACTCTATATGACATGCGCGACTATGCGTATCGTCAGTTCCAGAAGGCAGTGACGGGCAAGTACCCGCGCGATTGCTGGGCAGAAAATGCACGACCGCAATAACAGGATTGTTGTTGTATCAGGCGGGTTTGATCCCGTCCATACCGGTCATATTCTGTTGCTGAACTCAGCAAAGACTCTTGGCGATTACCTGATAGTCGGCGTCAACAGTGACAAATGGCTGCAGCGCAAAAAGGGACAGGCATTTATGTCTTGGTCTGAGCGTTCTGCTATCGTCAACAACATGAAGGCGGTTGACGAAGTAATGGCGTTCGATGATAGTGACGGGTCAGCATGTCACCTACTTAAAAAAGTGAAAGCATACTATCCCGGATTCCCGATCATCTTTGCAAACGGCGGTGATCGTACAGCCGGCAATATACCTGAACTGGCAGTAAAAGATATTCTCTTTGAGTTTGGTATAGGTGGTAGCCACAAGCAGAATAGCTCCAGTAGTATTCTATACGACTGGACTCATCACCGAGTTGATCGTCCGTGGGGGTATTACCGTGTGCTTTACGATGCCGGCAAATACAAAGTTAAAGAATTGGTGATCAATCCAGGTAACAGATTGTCGATGCAACGCCATCAACATCGTTCTGAAAACTGGTTTGTTCTTCGCGGTGAGTGTGCTGTTGAGACTGAGTATCTAGAATCGGTACAAACATTGAAGGTAACAGAGAATAACAGCTATTCAATAGGTGCCGGGGTATGGCATCAAGGACAGAACAACACTAACGCAGATGTTCATATTCTTGAAGTTCAATATGGCACAGAATGTATCGAAGAGGACATAGAAAGAAAATGAGAAAACTATTTTACATGGGTCTTGAACCCTACAAAGCACGGTATACGTTACAGTTACAAGATTGGAACGAGGCAGTATTCAAGCGTCGAGGAATTGATTATGTGATCGTACCAGGTGAGACTCTCAGCAACGATCAGGCTATTGTGACCGGACAGGTTCTGGACGCACACGGTCGAACATACTTCGGTATGTCACAGCTTATGAACCTGATCAAAATGATGAAAGCAGGAGAAGTAACAAATGAAGATGTGGTCTATTTTGAGGACATGTTTCAACCGGGAATCGAGAGCCTCCCTTATATTATGGATCAAATTGATCCTAGTCTTCGTCCCCGTATTTTTGTGCGGTGTCTTGCTCAGTCCATTGACCCTGATGACTTCGTTCATGTCTGGGGGATGGCGAAGTGGATGGGACAATACGAGAAAATGGTGGATAGCTTTGTTAGCGGTGTTCTGGCCACGAATGAGGAAATGGTAGCCCACATGAAGATTGCGGGATGGACAGCCCCGATCTATAACATCAGTGGACTGGCATTCGGTAAACAAGAAGTTCTTAGTCGCGTCAAAGAAGTTATACCGTTTGATGAACGTCTGCCCCGAGTAGCTTTCTCAGCACGTTGGGATCAGGAGAAACAACCTGACTTCTACATGGACATGATCGAAGCATGGCATCAGGAGATGCCCAACTCAAAAGTTGAGTTCTGTGTGTTCAGTGGTGGCAAGTTGAAGTCTAACAACGAATCTTACATGGCCAGAACCCGTGACATGCAGGCTCGCGGCCTGCTGACTATCTATGAGGATCTGGAGAAGAATCAATACTATGAACTGCTGAACAACACCAGAGTGGTGTTCAACTGTGCGCTTCAAGACTGGGTCAGCAACACAGTAAGCGAAGGTGACACTCTTGGTTGTAATGTGTTGTATCCAGCATATCGTTCGTTCCCAGAAACATTCGCTAATGACTTTGAACGTCTGTATGTTCCGTGGAGCATCCCTGATGCTATGAACAAGCTGTATGGTCTGTTGTCATGTCCGCATGAGAACATGGGCAAAATAAGTGATTACAATGACCGGACCATTGATCGTATCTGCGACATTTTCGAAGGCGACCAATCAGGGCTGCGTATGTCAACCGACTACAGAAAGTATACCCGTGTCTCAAAATATTGAACCAATTGTCATCGTCAACGTAACAACTGACGATGGTCTCACCCTAGCTAGAGAGTTTCATGCAGCTGGGCGTCAGGTAATCGGGGTCGTCGCCCAGATTGATAAAGACTTTGACAAGGATATATCCTGTCTTTGGCAACTACTAGTGGGAGAGGTTGAGACACTGGCCAGAGCAGCAAGCACCTTGAATAATTTTTGCGAAGTTATCCGCTGCTGATAAATAAGTATGAGACACAATGGTCTCAAAAATCAAAAACATACCATCACAAAGGAAGGTACATATGTCATACAATAAAACAAAATGCGATCCAGAATTAGGTCGCCAAATCCAACTACATCTGTTGGCACAAGGCGTTCAAACGCCAATGGAGATCCTCAATGCGGATGAGGACTTAGACCGAAAGTCCAAGATCGAGACAATCGAAAAACACTTTCGGGCTATCATGGAGACACTAGGGCTTGACCTCACTGATGATAGTCTATTAGAAACACCCAAGCGTGTTGCAAAGATGTACGTCAATGAAATCTTTTGGGGGCTTGATTATGAGGCGTTCCCTAAATGCACCACAGTCCAGAACAAAATGAAATACGACGAAATGGTCGTGGAAAGAAATATCAATGTACAATCTAACTGCGAACATCACTTTGTTGTTATTGATGGTCTTGCAACGGTCGCTTATGTTCCTAAGCAAAAGGTACTGGGCCTTAGTAAAATTAATCGGATCGTTGAATACTTTAGTAAGAGGCCGCAAATCCAAGAGCGACTGACAGAACAGATTTTTCATGCCCTTCAATTCATTCTGGAAACAGAAGATGTGGCAGTGATGATTGATGCTCAACACTTTTGCGTGAAGTCACGTGGGGTAGAAGATGCAGGCAGTTCAACAGTGACCAGCAAACTGGGCGGTGGCTTCAAGTCTGATCCTGCAGCAAGAGCGGAGTTCTATCAAATAGCAAGGCAGGGCAGAGTATGATAACAGAAGTAGCATGTATTTTCGGAGTCTCTTACTTGATCGTAATGGGTCTGCTGTGGTACTCAAACAAGTACCATGGTGAGTCTGCTTGTACACATGATTGCGATCAAGGTCGCCGTTGTACCTGTGTTAAGAAAGAGGAGAAAGAAAATGGGATTCAGTAAACCAATGGACTATAACGCAGTCAATCATCAGATTTATATGGCGGGAGTGGAAATGCGTTCTCCGTACAACGACGGATACACTCAGTGGGAAATCAAAAAGGATCTTCATAAACTGAAATGGTTGCTTGACGAAATCATGCGAACTGCCCCTACTTTCGTCGGCGAGGATGAGTTCCTGGAAGAACATGCTAAAGAGCAAACGGTAAGGATACTGAAACGATGAAAACCCGTGACGAAATAATCCTGAGTATGTGTTACACTTATCGGCACGATTATGGAATGTCAAGAGGTTCTGGTAAGGGCATAAATGATTCAGAACGGCAATACATTCATGATCGGATGACCCAAATATTTGACGACGATATCGCTCCGCATATGGATTTCAAACGTCCGAGTTATTCGGCACACTCATGCGACATTGAAGGATGCGCGGTGTGTGACCCGACTTATGGGCTATGACCAAAGTAGTTGACTCTAGGACTATAATCGTCTATAATCGACTATAATATGACACGAATAAACGCCGACTCCGTAAGAGGAAAACGAATGACGATACAATGTAAACAATGTGATAGACAAGTAACATTACAGAATATTAAACGACATATGGAGAAAACACATGGAATGTAAATTTAAGTCGACCAAAACATACAATCAGTTAGGACCAGTAGCATATCGGCAATGGCGATCTGATTCACATTGCAACCAGATACATGGATACGCCCTGTCGTTCCACTTTGAGTTTGAGTGTAACACACTTGATGCTCGGAACTGGTGTACCGATTTCGGTGGACTGAAACCACTTAAAGAAGTTTTAGAAGAATGGTTCGATCATACGCTACTGGTAGCAGAAGATGATCCGAAGAAATCTGAACTGATCAATCTGGGCACACTAGGTCTGGCAAAGATCACTGTCGTTGAGAAGACAGGATGCGAAGGCATCGCTGATTTTTTGTATGAATATGTGAACACAATCTTTCTGCCGAACTGTGGTAAAGCAGAATCAGAGCGCGTCTGGTGCTGCCGAGTTGAGGTGCGCGAGACTGATGCGAACATGGCAATGAGAACCGGACACCGGGAAGACGGAGAATTTTAATGGAAGCACAAATTCCTGCAGAGGGCATCATGCTTCATCGTTCATACGGTGATGCTAAGACATATGTGGTTCAATGTGAATGTGGGTGTGAGGGACACACTCATCATGTTTGGGTTGAAGCGGATGACAGCGGGGTATCAGTTCAGACGTTTGTTGAGTTGAAAACAGACTGGTGGACAGAGAACGTTGAGAAGCGTTACGACATTTCAAACGAGGCGCTGCAAGAGTTTGACTGGTTCTGGAAAGGCATCTGGAATAGTCTATGTACTCGGCTGCGTCTGACCCGCGATATCTGGCTCAAAGGATATGTCAAGTACGAAGCGACTATTTGCATGACCAAGCAACAAGCATTGAACTATTCAGAGGTGTTGAAAAGCGCCGTAGCTGATGTTGAAGAATTTAGAAAGAACAAATGAAAATAGCATTACAAGCAGAGAACGAGAACTACCAAAAGTTCGCAGAGTTAATCAATATCGGTTACGGTATGCACAGTCTAAAGATCACTTCTATGTGGGCCGGGGCTAAAGATGCAACCGCTGAACAAACGAACTTCATGTGCCTTCTGGATGATGTAGGTATTGAGAATCTTAAAAAGTTATTAGGATAAAAATGTTTGGAACTAATTCTATAACCGGTAAGAAGTTTTTCAAGGATGCACCAGCGGACTCGCTGTATGTGACCTCGATGTTCTTCACGCTTCAGGGCGAAGGACCATACGCTGGCATGCCGGCGCTGTTCATCAGACTTGGTAAGTGTAATCTGGCCTGTTCATTCTGTGACACCTTCTTTGATGATGGCAACTGGATGAACCCTTTAGAGATTGCAACTGCCATGCACTTTGCTAAGTTAGCACACTGGAATGATAGATCAGTTCCTAAGTGGGCGCATGGCAATGATAACATCGTACTGGTAATCACCGGTGGTGAACCTCTGTTACAATCTAATCTGTCTGCGTTTCTGGACAGACAGTCCACGAACTTCAAAGCAGTTCAGATCGAAACGAATGGAACTATAGATCAACGAATCTCCAGTGAGATTACCGTTGTATGCTCTCCGAAGTGTTCCGAGAAGAACGGGAAAGCCGTCAAGTATCTGGCGCCATCGCAATTCATTCTTGACAGGGCAGATTGTCTCAAGTTCGTTATGAGCAGTGATCCAACTTCTCCTTATAATGAAGTGCCTGAATGGGCACATGTATGGCGTCAGGAAACAGGTAAGGAAATCTATTGTTCGCCGATGAATGTGTACAACGATTTTCCGCAGAAGATCAAACTACTGCGGGCAGAGAAGGGCCAGATCACCATGGCCGAACGATCAACAGTGGACGAGAAGATAAACTTCTTTGAACCAGGTCTAATCAATATGGAGGCTGCCCAACAAAATCACGAACACACAGGTAAATATTGCCTGGATCACGGATTCCGGTTGAATATGCAGCAGCATCTATTCTGTAATATGGCGTGAGCACTTATCACCGTGATACCTGGCATAGTTGCCGGGGTCAAATTGCCGTTGGCAATGCGGACAGGTGATTTTAGCCAATATTCCGCCAAGCTGTGTAAATCGTTTCCATGGATTAGTTTTGTGTCTCTCCTTCATCCTGAGTGACGCTGCCATGGTTTCTTTTGGAGAGTTCGGTCCTCGCGTTTTACGAGTAAGCATATTTGCTTTTATTTCTGCGGCACGATCTTCTCCATATAGCTCAGTGAAGGTTTTTCCCTTGCGTTCACTTGATAAACTTTCTTGCATGATCTTTTTTGAATAAGCATACAATCTACTTGAGGAATATCTGGATTGATACTTGCTTGCCTGATTGTTTAGACCCCAAAATGCATAACACATTTTTCGGCGCGCCGGTCCCGTGGTCATCTTCGTAAGAAGCATATGGCATATATAATGTTCCCTCGCAGTAAGAAACACTAAATTGGATTTGTCATTTACTCCACTTAAAGACTTTGGTGTGATATGATGTTTTTCATAATACTCAGTACCAGTCTTTACCCGATTTAGTTGAACGGCATTAGTGACTATGCTAAAATAGCACTTAGTATATTTATTATTGAGGAAAGTAGTTTGCATATGTTTATTTATCATTTTTATTCAAAAGGCATTGATTTGCTATTAGTTTCTGGGAGCATGGCATGATTAATACTATTATAGACGCCGTAGTTAACGGCACCATTTACTTTGCACTGCTTGTCATCATTGTGTATGGTGGAAAATACCTATACGATTTCTTCACTAACCGGAACAAAAATGAAAACATACAGTAAACGAATTGGGTTTCTGGTAAGCTACCAGACTCTGGTCCCGCATGGTGGTATAGGGCAGTTCGCTAAGAGTTTCATTGAGATGATGGACGCTCACGGTATCAAAGTCGATATCATCACTGATAAGAAACCGCAAAATAGTGAATTTGTCCAGACATTAAATGCTACTATTATATATCCTGATGAATCGCTGCCGTATACTGAGCATAGTGCTATCTTCATGTACGGCGATAGTTTTTGCTATGAGCGAATGGCAAACTTCCGTGGTGCAATCATCAAGGCAGTGAGCCTGAACATTTACGACTCTCTGGTGTGTAACACATACGAAACTATTCAAGTGGCATCAACTATGGGTCTGGACGATTGTATTCAGATCGTGGCATACACACACCTGGAAAGTCAGATATTCAAGGATACAAAGAATCCGTTTCTTCCCGGTGTTAATGAAATGATGCGTCTACAATTGAAAATGAGTAACGTCTACGTCGGCACACAGAGTAAGTTTAACTCGCTTGAGTTTGACGAGGCGTATGTACTGCCTATACCGATGCCTGAAAAGGGCTTGCTGAAGGAACATCATAAGCCTCGCGAGGGTGTTCTGTTCATCGGTCGTTGGGAAGAAGGTAAGAACCCGGAGTTATACTTGGATTTGATTGAACAGACTAAGTTGCCGGCGCGAGTTATGACTAATGCGAACGGTGCAAAGAAGTTTGAAGAACGCCTGAAGAAGATGGGCGCTGATTATAAAATCGCAATCAGTATCATCGGACAAGAGAAAGTAGATTTCATAACCGGATGTCGGGTGGCGTTCAACCCAAGCACAGTAGAAAGCTATGGCATCGCGTTTCTGGAACAGATGACACAGATGCCTACTGTAGCATTAGACGGAATGCGTTGGACAAATAACTTTAGTTCTAGTCACTTTTATTCGGTAAGCAAGAAATTCGCTGCTAAAGAAGTTCTGGCGCTGTACGAGCAATATCCAACTGCACAGAGTTGGTATGTCACTGGATCATTGGCCCATTCTATTCAGAAGGATCAAAGCATCTTTCAGAAATGGAATGAATGCTTCGCGGAGTTTAACTGTAAACAATCTAACAGCAGCACAGCAAAGATATGCCAGGAAAAATCGATTAAGTATAGTGACTTCATCCAGGCACTAGGCCGTTCAATCGTTTGCATTGACGATGTTAAATCGGTGCTGACTAACAAGCACAAGTTTCGTGTTATCTATACTGACGATGATACCTATCTGACAAAAGATCCGTCGTTCGAACCAACGGTCAGCACATTAAACACAGGATTATTTGATTGGACATGAAGAAAATACTGATCACCGGTAACTCAGGTTACATCGGCTCGCATCTTACAATGCTATTGAAGGATGAGTATGTTCTTCATGGGCTTGACTTGAAAGTTCCGCAGATAGATACTAACTATCATTTGATACGCGATATCAGACGCCCTAGTTTTCATCTGGATCGCACATACGATGCCGTTGTTCATCTGGCTGCTCTTGTCAACGTGGGTGAGAGTGTACATGAACCAATTGCCTATTACGACACCAACATGAACGGCACCATGAATGTTCTTAGAAATACCAAAACGAAGAATTTCATTCTGGCCAGTACTGGCGGTGCCCAAGATTGTCTGTCGCCGTATAGTGTCAGCAAACGAGCAGCAGAAGATTGCACCCGGCAATTCTGCGAAGAAAATGACACACCGTTTACGATCTTCCGCTTCTACAATGTCATCGGCTCTGATGGTATCGCTCCTACTAACCCTGACGGGCTGATGTATAATTTATGGAGGGCGCCAGAGACCAGGAAGTTTACTATCTTCGGTGACGACTATGACTGTAGCAAGGACGGTACCTGTGTGCGTGACTACGTTCACGTTATGGAAGTGTGCAACGCGATACGCCTGGCGATTGAGAAACCTAGTGGACAGATTGAATGTCTAGGGCATGGTGTAGGGTATACTGTACAAGAAATGGTACGACTATTTCAGCGTGTCAATGAGGTAGAGTTTCGCATTGAATACGGCCCGCGCAGAGCAGGTGATCTGCCCTCGTCAGTGCTTGAAAATGTGTCGCCCTATATGGAAAAGCTCTACGCTATGGAAGAGCTTCTTGTTTACGATCTGAATAACGGACCAGCCACGTAATTGCCAGTCTCACTGATCATACCTTGATTTAGCCTTGCTATCATTTCTTTAGTTATATAGCGACTACGGTTTGCACCACGGAAGAATAGATTTACTTGAATAGGCTCATCGCCCTTCATCTCAATCCATTTCTTCATTCGGTTGCGACCTTCATGAGTTTTCACTCTGGCATCCTCAGTAAAGTCACCTGCTTCCCATTCAGCCGGTTCTTTGATATCTAGGAAAGGATACGCAATCTTGCCACCCTTCTCCATGTGCTGTACAACTTTAGGATTCTCTCCTGCTGAAGTTAGCGGAGCAGCTAGTTTTAGAAACATGCTAGGGCGCATAATCACTTTAGTACCAAAGTAATCTACATCAGTACCTTGGGGAGTGTTGCCCCATCCAGTTGGGTCTAGTTCAGCTTCGTCAAGGTCTTCAGTTAGCTCAACATATTTGATCGGGACACCTTTGAGCGCAGCAGCAAGCGCCCGATGGTTCCCGTCAATGATGCGATGATCGCTGACCAGAACGATCTTGTTACTCAAATCAGGGTCATTCTCATAGCGTTGAACAACTTCTAACTGCTCGGGTTCCAGCATGTCAACCACTTCGTCAATATGTTCAGCTTGATACATACCAAGCATGGTAATCATAACTATATGCCGTTGCATCGTCTGAATTGGCATCTGCATCTTGAAGTCGCCAGGCCGCACATGGTCCCAAAATTCTTCGTCACGATCAGGATAGTCCCCTTGATATAATTGCTCAAGCGAAATAGTCTGAACGCTTTCGCGCAGAAATTCTTTAGCTCTCATTAGTGTCGGAGCAGCAGTGTACTCAAAACATCGTGACTGTTTGCGCTCACATCACCTTCACCTGGTGCTACAATGACATTCCACTTCATACCGTTTCCGTGTGGTTTGCTCATCCACTCGTCGTATGACAGAATACTGTGCGGGCTTAGTTGATATGCTTTACCCAGTCTAGTTTTTAGTTCCTTCAAGGCTGCAGGGTCGCGTGGTTGCCATGCACCACCGGTTGTCTTTTCAAGATTGCCCTTGGCATCTTTCTTCAACAGATCGTAGAACAATTTCTCAGGAACAATGCGCGAATTCTTTGTATGCTTTAACTCAGGATCTGTTGCTTTGATCTGTTTCTCTTGACTGGTGTGCGCGCCCTCACTCCAATTGATAATGAAGTTCGGTGGTTTGTTAGCAAGTGCGGCAGCAGCTATCTTGGTATACGCATAGAACTTCACCTCAGGAAATTCTCTGGCAATGTCGAAAGCCAGATCCATGTATTCCGGAGAGAAGAAGTCACCGGCGTCATGCCAACGAACGGTAACAGCCCATCCCTTTTCAAATCCTCTGGATCCTGCTTGACCCTCGGCGTATTCTTTTCGAATCTCACCTTTGAGTTGCATGGTGAACCCGTCAGGGTCATTCAACAGATAAGTAAGAATTCTGCCGTCACTGACCCACGGTCCGGCAAACTGCACCTTCCCGCCTTTCATAGCAAAACAATCAACTTTACACGATCCGGCGCCCGGGCATGTATTGACAACAATCAATTCATTTGTATTCTCATCAAGAGCCAGACCAGTTAACGCTGCGAAGCCGATGTTGAAGAATTGTTCGAACTCTCCGTTAGAGTGCTTCATCTTCTCATTTTGTTTCAGAAGTTTCTTCGGGCGCTGGGCCAGTGCTTGTTTGATTGCGTCAACATCGTATGACTTTCCGGCTTCATTGTAGTACGAGATTACGCTGCTACGATGCATGTACGGCAATTTGAACTTGTCAGTTTTTGTTTTACCACTGTCGTATTGAGCGATGCCTTTTTTGTTTACTACTTGATTACCTTGTTTGTCAAGTTTATTTGTTCCACGGATACGATCCATGTAATCAGTTAGTTCTTTATCCTTGAGCGGCCGCTGTTGAGCCGGTAACTTGGTTGCTTCGTCAATCTCTTGGTCATCATCCATCTCACCGGGAACTACGCCGCCGGGTTCACCGTCACCGCCCAATTCAAGAAATTGATCCATGCTCATGATTTTGATGCCGGGTACGGCACCGGGCAGCTTTGGCTTTACACTTTCAATTAATTCTCTGAATCTCATAGTTTATCCGATTTAGTTGATTTTCGCACACAGGTGTGATACAATGTCTTATATTTATCACAACCGGGTAATTAGACAGTAAATAAAGTATGTTCAATAAACTCAAAAATCTATTCAAATCCAAGCCAGAAGCAATTCCTCCGTTGCCCGAAGTGATCCCGCCCAAAGTTCGCGCAAAGCGCGGACCTGCTGTGCCCAAGAAGATTAAAGAAGTTGTGCTGACTGACAAAGAGAAAGCAACCGCAGCCGGTGAGCCATATATCGCTATTCTGAAAATCGACGTTGACCCAAACAATATCAACAACGGCGCATTTGAACTGGACTTCAATGACAAGTTCCTGTTGAATCTCATAAAGTCGGGATACAAGATCAAAGAAGATGATAAAGATACTGATATTGTCGACCGCTGGTTCGCGCAAGTCTGCCGCGGCGTCGTTATGGAAATGTATGAGCAAGAGCAAGCGGATCCGGAGAAGCGCGATCTGCAACCACTGACAGCCGTTGACGAACGGGTGATCAATCGTAAACCACTCGGCGACGGCCGTTCGGAGATTTCTTAATGGCAACATATTTTCAGTATGTTAAGTGTAGTTTGCCCAATTGTAACAACGGGGTAGGCTATCATATTAAACGTGGCACAGGGTACACAGCATGGAAAACAATGTGTAATGTACATCGTTCTACTGGCAAGACAGGTCAAAAACACATCGTGGATAAATGGAAAATGGTCAACGGGTGTGCTAACAAAAATAGTCACTACGGCTTTCCATGTACATCCACTCCTACAATTCCAGCACATCTAGAAGTTAATCATATAGATGGAGTAAATCTACATAGAGATCCGTCAAATGTAGAAATTCTTTGTACAGCATGTCACAGACTTGTCAGCAAAAATAGCAAACATCATTTACAAAATCATTACTCTGGTATTACCCCCGTCGATACTGGTTTATTTACTGGACTGTTTTAACCCAAAACAGTTTACTTTAACCCAAATCAGTGTTATAATAGTAGCATATTATGAATAAATACGCACTTATTGACACCGCTAATCTCTATTTTCGGATGCGACATATGGCAAGTAAGAACTCTGCCGCTGAGGAGAAAGTCGCATACGCCTTGCATCTTGTCCTTGCGTCTGTCAATAAAATCGTGAAAAAGTTTGGGCCGGATATCCACGTTGTGTTCCTCTTAGAGGGGCGCAGCTGGCGCAAAGATTTTTATAAACCATATAAAGCGAATCGAGTAGTAAATGATCAGGATTTTACTGAGGCAGAGCGAGAAGAATCGGAACTCTTTTGGACCACTTTTGAGTCGCTTGTCAAATATCTTACAGAGAAAACCAACTGTAGTGTTTTGCGTTGTCCGAACGCCGAAGCGGACGACTTGATTGCCAGATTCATTCACCTTCACCCCGATGACATTCACTACATCATCAGCAGCGATTCCGATTTTTTGCAGTGCATTTCGCAGACGGTGTTCCAGTTCAACGGAATAACGGATCAATATATAACGCTAGAAGGTTATCATGACCACAAGTATAATCTGATCAAAGACAAGAAAACAAAAGAACCGAAGTTACTTGAAGATCCTCAGTTCATTCTGTTTCAGAAGTGTATGCGGGGCGATTCGACTGACAATGTATTCTCGGCGTATCCGGGAGTGCGAACAAAAGGATCAAAGAACAAAGTAGGACTGACAGAAGCGTATGCTGACCGGGACAAGCAGGGATTTTCGTGGAACTGTATGATGCTTACCCGCTGGTTGGACCACGATGGCAAGGAACATCGCGTCAAAGATGATTATCAGCGCAATGTGACGCTGGTTGATCTGACAGCACAGCCTCAGCACATTAAAGACGCGGTTGACGCCGCAATCATCGAAGGTGTCAGAACCGCGCATGTGCCGAATGTTGGACTGCATCTGATGAAATTCGCCGGCAAGTTTAACTTGCCAAAGATTGCGGAGCAGGCAGATATGTATGCTCGGTGGTTGAACATTCACTACACAGGAGTATTGCGTGGCAATGCTGGAACGTAAAAGTAGTATCCGAACAATACGCAAAGGTGATCATAAATGGATGATCACTGACGGGCATATGGTTAGTCCACGCGCCGGCTTCGAACTTCATCCGCAATGCTTTCCGGAGTATAAGAAAATTGTCGCAGAGTGTATCGCAAACGGTTGGCTTCGGCCGGTGGCGTATGTGAAAGAAGAAGAATTTATGTGGGAAACTTTAGGAGAGTAATATGAAAGAAGAACTTGATAAGCACCTGTGTGAGAAATACCCAAAACTTTTCAAAGACCGACATGGTAATATGATGGAGACATCCATGTGTTGGGGGATTGAGCATGGTCCGGGGTGGGGGAATATTTTGATGGCGCTATGTTCCAACATGCAATGGCACATCGATCAGAGTGTGGAACAACATGACCGCGCAGTGAAATACAACACGATGCGTCTGGCTGCGATTGCAGGAGACTTGACTCTGTTTAATGAAGATCATGCGACACTTTTACCGACGTATCGGGAGAAGCGACTAAAAGAGATTATCAGCGAGAAGCCTCATGGCATCACTGATATTGTCCAACAGGTGACAGTCACTCAAGTCAAAGAAAAGTTCGGCACTCTGCGTTTCTATTACAGCGGCGGTGATGAATACATCGAAGGTCTTGTTTCAATGGCTGAGAGTATGTCTGCTGTCACTTGCGAGGAATGTGGCAAGCCCGGTAGGACTAATAACAACGGTTGGCTACGGACTCTGTGCGAGGAACATGCGAAAGAACGCGGCACATTTGAAGAGGATGAGGACAACTCGGTAGAACCATGAAACTGTATATTGCTGTGCTAGACGAGTTTCCAGACTACATGACACCCACACTAGTGGCTCATTCAGTATTGGCTGCTCACCTAGTATTCTGTGACAACGACCGTTATAAAAAGTGGCTGACCGAATCGTTTCGTAAGTGTGTCCTTCGGGTTAACAAGAAAGAGTTTGAGAAAATTAAGCAACTTCCTGATGTGCATCTTGGGCATGAGAATCATACAATGAACGGTGAAAAAACATGTGCTGTTGTCTTGCCGTATGAACCTGATCAGGTCCCGAATGTGTTGAAATTTGCTAAACTGTGGAACACGAAATGAACGAACGAATCAAAGAACTTGAAAAGCTGGCCTATGTCACCACGGAGAAACAAGTCCGTAAAGGTGGATGGGACAATGACCGCGAACCCTACGAATACAAAACAGTGGTTGAAACTACATTCAGCCTGGAAAAGTTCGCCGAATTGGTTGTGCGGGAATGTGTGTATGTGTTGGAGAAAAATATATCACCACTCCAGATGAAAATATTTGCCAGTAAATATCCCGAACTCATTCCGATGAGTAGTTTAGAAA